AGGGTGATTAACAGTCACCTGCTCTACCAACTGAGCTATAGAGGATTGAGAGCCTCTGACAAGATTTGAACTTGCGACCTGAGCTTTACAAAAGCCCTGCTCTACCACTGAGCTACGGAGGCATACGGGTGAAACGATACAGTTCGGTACTGCCCCATACCATTTCACCTGTTTTTAAATCAATACCACGATCACATGTATGTAGTTTGTCACCGTAGGCATGAATTTCAGAGATAACTTTATCTCCTCGATAACCAGTGCAATTATCACCAGCAAGTTGCCCGTGCCATGCTTCGCTATCGAATGTAAATAGTATATCACAGTCTTCGTGTCTTGTCCAGTCTAAATGGTAATTTTGAACAAGAACTTCGACATCTGATAATTCAACAAATTTATGATTCTTCCTTCTATATGGAAAATCGGGACCATCGCACCGTTTATAGTTGCAGGATTGATAACCTTCCTCATGAGGTTTCCATATAATTTCTACAGAAACCCAATTGGTAGGATCAGACTGTGCTTGGTGTCTGTTTGTCCAATGTCCAATTAAAGAATCTTGAAGTTTCATAATAAAGCTTATAGTTTTTCTGAACCCTCACAGTGTTATTCTAATGAAGATTTCGATAAATGTCAAGTCAATCTTCGTAGACTAAACATTCTGGTTCTGACGGGTTAGCATCACAAAATAGTTCTAAGTAGGATGGATCGTGATGATCACCTGCTTCAATTTCCTTTTTATGATTCTCGGCATATTCTTCCAATTCATGTAGTTCACCCTCAATGTGACGCCTAGTCTGGGGTGACACTGTGGGGTCATTAAGGATTTCTACATCCTTCTCAATGTGTTGCTCGATACTGTCCATACTATCTCCTAGTGTACAATTATTTATTATTGTATAGAATCTTTCAATAAAAGCAACTCTGTTGCCATGTTGTTATTAACAATTTTGTGAGATACTCCAGCAATTAAATATCTGCCACTATATCTTTTATCAATTTTTGTAGTCTTTCCACTTCTTGCTGTAGATGGAATTATAACTTCTATACCATATCCCGCATACAAATCTAAGTTTCCAGGAACAACAATTTGAAGTTTAACATTTTTAATTGATTCAATTCTCATCCATTGGTATGCTTGAAGTTCAACTAATTGTTCATAATTTTTTTGAGGATTTGTGCTATACTTAGGATCAAAAATTTGATTTGGTAGAATTGTATAACGAACTCTCTTGGGATAATCAATCATGTCTTGAATACCCTTATCCATCTTCTCAATGGGGTTTTTATTTTTACCACCTTTAAGATGAGACATCTTGCCCCAAGATTCTTTAATAGAATACCGATATGCATCAGCAGCTAAATCTGTACTTACCCCCATTTTTGATGATGATACAGTAACAGGATCTAAACCAATACTAAATCCAGACCATGTTCCATGTCTCAATCCCATCAAAAAGTTTTTTTCTTCAGGGAATGTAATAGATTCAATCTTAAATTGTTCTAAAATTTTATTTTCTGAGGTATTTTTTGGAGTATACTCATACTTGTAAAGTCTTACCTTAGCAGAAGATTCCGTTCCATTAGGATTGGTTTCAGTATCTGCACTTTGGTTATTAACATCATCAATCATCTGGTCAACTGATTTAAAATGATATCCTATTCTGTTTTCAAAAAATACATACCCACCTTGTAGATTTTTTCCTGGTGAGTTGTTTCTAATAGAACGACTACACAACCAATAAATGCAATCAAATGGTCTCCAGTTTGGAATGACAAACTGATGCTTATTCAAACTTTGTTCTACATATACTCTTTTCTTTGAATTGAGATATAAATTACTTTTTATGATAGTTTCTATAATTTTCTTAGCACTGGTTTCTTTAAAAATTACTTCACTATTTCCAAATACATTAGAGACTTCGTTTCTGATATATTCATCAGATGTGAGATTCATGATGAATACGTCACTAGTCTGATTAATTTTTGAACGAGACTCAATATTATATGCTCTCATAAAGTAAGTATTATCATATACACTACCAGTAATACTAATCTTAAATAATTCAGATCCTGTAAATTGATTTATTAATCCAGCATTATCTTGAATGACTAATTTTGCCTCAAGAGTAGCAGAACTAATACTTTCATATAATTCAATACCAACTACAAATTCATTGATATCAGATGCTCCCTGAGCATTCTCTAATAACTCCCCATCACGGTATACTTGTACGCGAACCGATACTTCACCCGATTCTGCTCTGTTTAACGTCATTTGAAAATACCTTTAAGTGGATTGTTAAAAGAATTCAACACTGCAGCAGTAGTATTTACTACCTTAGACCCAGTGCCTGCCATAACAGGGGCACCACTAGATGAATTATTCATCATTGTTCCAATGAGAGATGTTGCTTGCTGTGCTATTTGACCAGCACTAGCATTATTCTGTGTAACTTGGGATACTGTCATCTGAACACCTTGTTGAGCAAATTGTAAAATGCGTTGCTTTGCATCATTACGTTGTTGAGTTGCTGCTTGCATCTGTTGAGATGATGTGCCCCCACTTGAATTTATATTAGTACCACTTAAAGTTTGCCCAGATCTAACTCCAGTCGAATTTTGTGAATAATCACCCATTGAAGTTTGACCTCGGGTGGACTTTGCTCCAAGTAAACTTGCACCAACATAGTTATTTGGTTTCTCCATACCAAAATTACTGCTATTATCAATACTATCAGTTCCACCACCAGGAGGACCACCACCAGTTCCTCCATCAGGATTAATTTCAGAGTTTACAGTTTTTAATCCAGGGTTACTTGCAGTATTGAATGTGTGATTACCAAACTTAACCTCATTAACCTGTTGGGAGGGATCTATGCGAGCAGAATCATAATTTCTAAATCCAGTTGATGCCATCAAGTAGTTAATTTGTTCAGGAGATATATTACCCTTTGCCTCAAGTCTACCCCTAAGATCTGCAGGATTTCTTGCTATCTCAATTGCTTTTTTCGCCTTTTCCATATCCCCTGCAGACCTTGCTCGATCAATCGAACCGTCTTTAGTAGGTGAATACTGTGGACCTGCCCCATAGATAATATCATTAATACTACCACTTTCGGACATGAATATTCCAGGTCCAACAACACCTGATTGAACCAGACCCGATCTGTTTAGAACAGACCTAGCAACTAATGCCATACCCAATTCGCCTTCACCACTAGATTCTGCCAAAACAAGTCTTTGTAATAAATTATATTCAGCACTATTCATTTTCTTGCCTGAACCAGCAGCATTAGCACCACCACCAGGACCAGATTCGTTCAGTTCGGGAGGATTTGTCATCCCCATGAATCTCTTCATCATCATACGAAGTTTATCACCACCACCACCATCAGGGTCGGATTTCTTAAGTTTGTGTAAGTCAGAACGCTCTCCAGTTCCACCCCACCAAGTGGGACCATAATTAGGAGTTGGTCTCCTACCATCTTTGTTTGACGCTGCTTCTGCGTGCGTCATAACATTTTTAATGCTTACATCACTTGGTTTCCATCCCCAACCTTTAGCAACTGTTGCTGCTTCCGCAGTCATTGCATCAAGTTGCTTTTTCTTTGGACTATATCGATCCCAGTTATAGTCTTTCATTGCTGCAACAGAAATACCTACGTTTCCTGTATTTCTGCGCCAGGTATGACCAGTATACTGATTATATTTTTTATGTTTATATAAGGAACCATCACCCTGAACCGTAGTATGATATGGTCCATTTTTCCAATTATATCTACTAGCAGTCCAATGCATGTAAATTTGCTTATTTAAATTACCACCAGCAGCAAATCCAGGTAATTTAAATCCTGCCTTCTGTGCCTCACCGATTCTCTTATCGGTAAGTCCAGGCATTCTCTTAGTCGCAGAAGTATTGAATGGAACAACAAATGCTCCACCATCTGCTTTACGAGCAACATACTCTTTACCATGACCGATGAATGATGTGCTCCTGCCACCATCTAAAGATACAGGATAACCAGACTGAGGACCATTAATCCAACCACCAGCAGCACGTTCTGGGATATATCCCTGCGCTTTTGCATCTTCTAGTAATCCTCTTGCTTTTAAGGTTGCTCTTGTTGGTTTACCTTTAGTGGATGCATCATATCCTTCTTCACCTATAGTTCTACCTTCAGCATCCATACTACCAATCAATGAACCATCGCCTGCTGGACGGGTTGCTACGCCCTCAGAGAGTAACCAGAGAGCACTAGCACCAAGACCAACCTTACCAAGCATACCAAGAGCACCTTTACCCTTTGTGAATGCAATCAGCAGTCTAATACTAGTACCAATATCCTTAATAATTTTAAGAGGATTAGTAAGATACCTAACACCTAATAAAATTGTACCTATACCAAGAATTGCTTTACCAAATCCTAAAGTTTTTTCCCACCAAGTAGTTTCTCCACTAAACAATTCATATAAACCATCAATGGTATTTGAAACTCCAAATTCTGCCCATTTGAACAAAAATTCGCCAAATGTTACAATACCACCAATAATAGTTTTGACAGTCTTTCTATTTTCTGGATCTGCAATCCAGTCTAAAACTTTCTTTCCAATATAAATTTTAAATAAATTACCAAGAAGTCCTAAGACACTTTCAAAGAAACCCTTAACTTTATTTGCTCCAAGATTTCCAAGAAATCCCAAATTCTTCTTTTCTGCTTTTTCTTTAGCAAACTTTGCTTTAAAAACTTTCTGATTTTTTTGCTTTCGTTCTAAATCAGATAATGAAATTGTTTTAAGATCTGATAGTATAAGTGCCAATGAGTTGACAGTTTTACCTAAATTATTAACTGCCGTAGTATTAGAATTAAGAGCAGCAACTAATTTAACCTCAGATTGTGGTAAACCTTCATTGGGTTTCTTTACCTGAACGAATTTGTAAAAATTTATTTTACTAGTTTTAGATACAATTGCCATTACTGCATTCTCTGTGTTAAGGTAGAAGTTCCACTATGGACAGCATTACTAGATGAATTATTTATTGGTACTGCTTGAGGAATAAGTTGGAATTCTTTTATGACGATTGGAACTGGTAAGAATTCGATTGCTTCTTGCATAACATACCTTTCAGACAACCCACCTTGAGACAATGCATCATTTCCTCTACTAACTGCACCGATAATTTTAGGGTCAACACCAACTTGTGCTGCAGTTTCAGCAATTCCTGCACTCATATCTCCACCAGTAATTGCTGCTTTAGCAATACCAGATATAGCAGAAGGTATACCAAGAGAAGATGTAACCATGCTAAGACCCTGATCCATTGCACCCATATAGTTTCCAGAAAGAATGCTCTGCCCAATCTGTCCAAGAGGACTGCTCATAGCAGCACCAAACCCAGGGATAAAACTACCTGCAGCACCTAAAATATCACCCATATTGAAATTGCCTTGCATGATGTTAGATGCCATACCAATTCCTGCCATGATAGGTGCTGCACCAGGAATGAATGATGCAACACTTCTCACTATAGGATTATTAACAACACTACCAACTGCCTTACCAATCCCACCTGTAACTCCTTTGATGGCATTACCAATACCTTTTACTACGCCACCAAGGAACATCTGCTGAGGTTGTACAAGACCACCACTAGATTTACCGATTGGAGGTGCTTCGCCAGCAGGATGTGGAAGAACACCATCTTTGACTAGTTTATTATATGCTTCTAGTGATTGGAATCCATAATCATCACCAGCAAAATACTTTTCTTGACCGTCAATAGTTACTTTTTCGCCAACTTTCTTATCATCGAGATTCATAGTATCTCTAGAGAAGAATGCTTTTCCTATGAGTTTTGCTTTATCCAGCATATTCATAGGATTAATCATGAAGAAGGGATCAGGAACTTTCTGTCCAAAGATATTCATCTTTGGAAATCCATCTAATAATCTACTAAATCCATCTCCTGCCCAACCAACAAATAATTTTCCTGCTTCAAAAAGTTTTTGAATATCTTTCTTTAACTTAGCTCCAACTGCACCAGGACCATCCCCTTTGATGAGGATGTACATGAGTTCACCAACATATTCACCAAGGATAGCACCGAGAGCAGTACCAAGAATAGGAATGGGAATAAAACTACCAAGTAATCCACCAAGAGCAGTACCACCTGCTACAAACAATGCTTTACTTAAGTTTCTATCAGGTTTCCCATCTAGTGGATCAATATCTTCAAAATATGTGTAGATACCAGCGATGAGAGCACCAATAAATGGTATTCTACCCATGGCATTCTTCGCTGCTGCTGAAGATGCTCTAGCAATTTTTGCTGCTCGTGGACCTGCTTTAAATGCTGCTCTCTGAAGACCAGGAGACAGTGGAACGTTAGCAGTACCAGTTTGAAGATTTGCCCTAAATCCTGCCATTCTACTTGGTCTGGCAGGTTGTGTTAGACCTGATGTCAGTTGTCCAGGTCGGACAATTCTGTTGAGATTTTGTCTATATAAACTTCCTCTTCCAGCAATTTGATTTCCTGCAGCATCGCTTCTTGGCATGAAACCAGCAGGTCTGGAAAAACTTCTTGCCCCAGACTGGAATGCATTCGTCCCTCTTTGGGCATTCCTGGCATTATTGTTTCTATTCCTATTTCTATTTAAGTCTCTATCTCTACCAAAAGGAAGTGCATTAGCAGCAAGAAGAATGGCACCCATTCCGCCAATTGCTAGAGCAATTTTACCAAATGCTTCTAATCTTTGTTCAATTGTAGTCTCTTTACCAAAGATGAAATCTAGTCCATCTGAGACTTTAGATGTGATATCACCAGATAACTCTGATATCTTATCAAATACAAATTGAGACCTTTCTAAGAAAGTTTTAATCTTTATTTGATTTTCTTCATCTGAAAAATAATCTAATACCTTTTTTGTAAGAGCAAATGCACCAAGATCAAGGAGTAATGAACCAAGAGGACCTAAGAAATTTTGCAACCAACCAAATGCACCTTTGGTAGTTTTCTTTAATCCTAATTTTAATTTTGATTCGTCTTTTTTATTAGGTTTACCTTTTGATATTTCTTCAGAATTTTCTGCCTGCTTGTCTTTTTCTAATCTTTCTTGCCTTCTTTCGATAAGAAGATTCTTTTTATCTATCTTCGATTTTTCTGTATTAATCCCTCGGAGATCACCGATAGTATTTGCAATACTAGTGACAGCAACACCTAAGTTATTGACAGCATAGGTATTTAAATTTATCGCATTAACAACTGTACTCTTTTGAGATACTTCTGGACTGACCAATTTGTATGCGGTAATGTTAGCCACTTGCTGCCTGCTGCTCCTTCATACGTTTTTCTTCTTCTTTAAGGAATTGAACTAATAGACTTACATAAATTTCTTTTTCCCAGGGCATGAGATTATCAATATGTTCTATATTCCATTTATGATGATGCATTAATGCAAAATTACCCTCATAATAAGCACGAAGATTAGTGTGAAGGAGTCCTATGCGAAAAAACTCGCTAATCCCTCAAGCACGATCTCATTTTCAACTCCAGTATTAGGATTGTTTACCTTAATTGTATGAGATAACTTGGGCATAGTTTCAAAGAAATTTTGAATCAAACCAAACTGCTTACTGCTTAGTTGATCAAAAAATTCAAGAAGTTCTGCTTTAGGAAAATCTTTACAATCATATACTTGATTGGAATCAGAAATTGTTTTAATGCAAGTTGATGCCATCTCAAAAACTTGATCAACCTGATTAGTGCCATCGTCAAAGTTCATCTTAACAAATGTCTCAATAGAAGGATATCCCATAGAGATTGCAACATCCTCAGACAATTTTATATCAGATTTATGTCCCCTAGTCTTATGAATTTTGATATCATCCAAAGGAATGGTAACATCAACTTCAGTTTCACCATCATCACTACAAGTGACCGTTACATTGACATTTTCACCTACAGATGATGTGCGAATTTTAAGAAATAAAAATTCAATATCGAAAGTAGCTAAGGAAGAAACGTCTTTAATATCAGTACAATCAGTAATAATTGTTTTAATTGCCTGAACCATATCTTCAGAATCACCAGTTTCAGTAGCGATCAAAAGAAGTTTTTCTTCTTTTACTAAAAATGGTCTATAAGTAACCTTGGTTCCCGTAGATGGTAATGTTGTTTTGTAACTAGGAACATTTAACTTAGGTAATGGCATATCAAATTCAATTCAGTAATTTTATTTATAGAGTCACGTTTATGCTAGTCCAACGTCTATGCTATTGTTGACTCTACCAGAGAGAGAACCAAACTGACTGACAGCAGAAGGTACTGATATACGACCGAGAGGATCTGTTCCAGGATTTGTAGCATTATCTACTGGAGCAGGAACAAATATTCTCTCATTCCTTTGACTGAACTCAGAACTTTGGAAGAATCTATAGCGTTCATAGTAAAACTGAACACTCATAGTCATTAGTTTATTTTGACTATTATCTAATTGAATAGAACCAATATTAAATGGAAATACATTTCTTAACTCATATACTCCCGTAAGTTGATCTAATTTAGGTGTTAATGCTGTTGCCCTAGTAAGTCTAGAATCTCTGATTGCTCTTAGCATTTCTCTTTTAGAGACTGCAAGGTCACCACCACCTCTTTCCCACTTATAAATTCTCAAAAACGGACATGCATAGTTTTCATAATACTCAGTGTATTGACTTGCATCATTTGACATCAAAGCAATCCAACGTTCAAAAAATGCTCTAGTTTCTCCAGAACGAGGTACTCTAAAATTAATACTAATTTGACTAAAGGTAGAACCTGTAGCATATCTGATAGCAGAACCTAGTTGATTATAGTTGCCAGTTGTTACTTGCTTACTAGGAAGATTTACACTATCTGCATAATAGTTTAATAACTCTCTCAAATCTCCTTGTTGAGGATCATACTTGGTGCCTCTTTGATACCCACCTGATCCCATCATTGGTGGAGTACTAAGATGTACAGAAAATAGATTCGCGAAAGAAGGTGCGTTATTTTTCTCCTTAAAAAATCCAATAAAATTCTGTAATGAATTATATTGTGCTGCTTGTTCGTTTGGAATCGTCATTATACTTTTAGTTCTTTTTCTGTGATTAGCATAAATTCCCAACCATTATCTAAGCAAAATTCAGTAGCCGCTTTCCACTTTGCCTGGTTTACAGCATATGTCACAACTTCATTAATATATCGTTTTGTATGCCTTTTTTGAGTCTTTGGTTCTTTAGTTTGTTTGAACGGTTTTACCTCAACCAAATATTTATTATTGGCAATTTTAACATAAAAATCGGGAAAATATCTATGGCGTCTCCCGTCAACTGGAGAAATGTAAGGAATAATGATTTCTTCACTGCCCCATTCTAATATAGAAGGAGTAATATCACACCATTTCATGAATTTATATTCCCATGAGGAACGATATATGATATTTCTAGGATCACCTTTATACTTCCCAGGAAAGGAAGGTCGGTACTTGCCTGTATATCTCATAAATACATAGAGGTCACATAGTATTTAGGTATAATTTTGGCACGCAACTCAAAGATCCTAAGATATCCAATAAAACCGCCAGTTGCAGATGTTAGTGGAGCTGATGATGTAGAGTCTCCTACAGAATTTATCGACTATCTGTCATTGCGTAGATATCAGATTGACTATTCTGATAAAGCAACTTCATATTATGGGCAAAATCTTCCTGGCAATAATGTAAAAAAATCCTATGGTTCTGATACTAGAGTATATCTAGCACTACCTAATAGTATTGAAACTGCATATCAACCTCAGTATAGTCAGGTTGACTTAGGAGTTGGTGGTATTGCAGCTGCTGGACTAGTTGGCACTAGTGGTGGTCTTGATTCGATTGTAAATACGGTTACTGACTTTGCAGGAAGTGCTGGTAATGAATTTGTTTCTAGTGCTATTGCGGGTGCTGCAAACAACGTATCACAGATGTTGGGGTTAGCAGGCAATCTTGATGCAAACTCCTTACAATCTCTTACTACAGGAAAGGTGTTTAACCCCTTCCAAGAGCAAATTTTTAAGAATATGCAGTTTAGAACTCATTCTTTCAATTTTAAATTATTTGCACGCAGTGCTGCAGAAGCAGCAGAAATTTATGATATCATTCAATGGATAAAAATTGGTGCCGTTCC